CCAACATGGCTTGGTTACCAAAACCTCCCGTGTTGTTGAGCCTATGTGTATATCTACCTACGTTGCTGGCATACGTGCCAGCCTCGGACCTAGTGCGCTTATGTATTGAGAACGTTTTCATGCTGTTTACAGCGTGGAAGTTGTGCTCAGCATTTGCAAGCACGTCCTACGCGAGACACGCCGCACGCGGCGTGGCCTCTTGCTTTGCATCATGGAATACTTCAAGGATAAATGATGGAACGCGCCGGTTGATACAACAACACATCAAGCAGTTCTACTATGGAAATATGCGACCAGGACATCCGCACCCGGAGTCCGCACGTGAGAGGAATGCTGCTACTCAAAGCATTCATAGCATGGTTGCAGCCCTCGGGCTGGAACCTTATGTTATATCACCATCAGAGCGTGAACCGGGTGTGGCTGGTGTGCGCCATATGCATACTGCCGCCGACTTTAGCCAACGGTATTTCGAGGACCCGATTACGGACAAACACGTTGTCGTAATGACCGATGTCGACTATTATGTTGACATGAGTTACGTGTTATCGGGCCTACGACCGGCGGTCTTTTACACCTTCTATCCGGAGAAGGTGGCAGGACCAGTGGCTGAGGGCTACTTCACCATTGATGATAACAAGGTGAAGTATCGGGTGGCAGGGGGAAAGACAGTGGAGCATCCAATATGGGATTATTCCCAGGATCATGTACTCACTCCATATCGTTCCCGTTCTGCTTTATATGTTTGTTTAGACACTATGTTCAACATGCTTGGTTGGGAGACCTATGCTACTGTCGTCAGCACTGTCGACACGTGGCGTTTATCCGAGCATAGAAGGATTGTGTCTGTAACGCCGAAAGCGCTCATACCATCATACCTGTCGCGGTTTTACGAAGGAGCTAAACTGCAACGAGTGAAGTACAGTGTCACTGAAAACTATAACGCGATGATCAGTTATGGCAGTGATGCGCCCAGTATATCCATCGGCAAGAAAGGGCAAGTGGCCACGGCCTGTCTACCATTGGCATCGTTTGAGGAAATATCTATCGCACACGCGTGTGCGACTGCCAAGAACCTCAGCGATACTGCTCGGCGGTCTAAGCTAGATTTTGGTGCGCCAATAGTTCACGCTTATCTATTGGAGCTCGACGGGTTGCAAGTGAAACCCACTGAGCAATACTACCCGAAAGAAGCTACTCATTACACTGCGATACAGCCTGACGCTACCCCGTCTGATGTTTACAAGATCAACAAGACATACGGACGACGGTACGCAGCCCCACCTTTGGGTGGTTGTGAGGCTATGTTCCCACACGAGAATGGCGAGAATGTCAAGTCATCCATACGTGGGCGCGTCGAGAAACCTCAGCAGCGAAGTTCGGCTGTTAAGGTTAGCTCGGTATACAGTGAGTATGCTAGGGAGTTCGTTGAGCGGTTGGTTCCGTCTACGGGTGTTGGGAAACCAGTGCCCGTGTCGGAAGTGATCATGCACCAGGATAAACCACTGCAGAGACAAAGGAGTCTTCGTTTTCTGTGGGATTTTGTGGAGAGGTTTCGCGTGTCTGCTATGCAGAAACGTGAAAGCTATGCCACGGCCAATGAGCCGCGGAACATTTCCACAGTTCCAGTTACCCACAACTTGAGGCTGTCAAGTTTCACGTACGCCTTTAAGAAGACTCACCTTTTGTCGCAGAAATGGTATTTGCCCGGTAGGACCCCCAAACGCACTGCTGCTATGGTACATGATCTAGCTCTAAACTCTGAGAGCATTGTCGTAACCGACTTTAGTCGATTTGATGGCCATATCAACGAATTTCTAC